GGCCACGCGGTCGATCTCGCGGTGCTGGACGACGAGGGAAAGGCGCGGTGGGATGCGCCGGCATACCGCACGCTCGCCGCCGAAATGAAGGCGGCGGCGGCGGTCGAGGGCGTGCAGATTGAGTGGGGCGGGGATTGGCGAAGCCTCTTCGACGGGCCGCATTTTCAGCTGCCGTGGGCGAGTTATCCGGCCTAGCTGTATCCCGACTTGTCGCGCGCCTCGATCTCCATCGGATGCCGCCAATATCCGTAACGCGCCAGCCACCAGAGATACCGCACCGTGAAGCCTAGCGCGCCATATCGCTCGATCTGCTCCAGGTGGACCTCCTCATGCGCGACGAGCCCGTGGTCCGGTGGCCACGTCGCGTAATACGCGATGCGCCAGGGCATCGTGATCGCCGCGTAGCCGGTGGCGCGCAGCCACCAGCGGATGACGAGCGGGGCGGGGCGGTGGGTCATGGCTTGGCCTCCTCGTCTAAGACATACTCGTCTGAGATCCAGGCGTCATTAACCCAAATCCCGTCGAACTTCTTGTCGTGATTTTGGACCGCGATGTATTTGAGACATTGTTCTGCCAACTTTCTGTCAGCATAGACCCTGTAGACCGTCCTCCTGGTATGTCCTTCAATGAAGCATCCCTCGATGAACACCAACCAAACGACTTTCTTGGTCATGGCTTGACCTCCAGCGCGGCGCGGGCGCAGGACCCGTTGGTATTATGGCCGTTGTAGGCATCGTCTGCGTAATAGCGCAGCGCCGTCTCCAGCACCTCGATGCGGGCGCGCAGCCGCTCGATCTCAAGGTTGCGCTCCCAGAGCATGTCGTGCAGCCGCAACATGACGAGCCTGTACTGTTCGCTCATGGCTTGACCTCCAGCGCTGCGCGGGCTTTACGCTCGTCGATTTCGTCGATAGCCTTTTCCTCAGCCCGATCCCAACTGACCACCCCCTGACCCATGTATCTTCGGATCAGCTCCAGCACCTCGACGCGGGCGCGCAGCCGCTCGATCTCGGCGTGCGCCGCCGCTGCCTCGGCGCAATGCTGCGTCAGCCCCTGGTTTCGGGCGCAGCCACCGGCGCGCAAACGCTTGATCTCATTCCTGGCGTCGATCAGGAGCGCGAGATCGATGTTCCTCGCGCGCCAGACCAGCGGATGCGAATAGACCTCGTCAGCCGGAATCAGGCTGTCGATGCGCGCGATGACATCGTCAGGCTGGACAAGCGACTGGCCGTATGTTGGATCGCTCATCGTCCATCCTCCCTCATCTCGCGGCAGATGCGCCGCAACTCTTCGGCCTGTGCGGCGCGCTCGGTGTCGCCAGATGACCGCGCCGCCGTATACGCCGCCCACGCCGCCGCCCACGCCGCCGCCCACGCCGCCGCATACGCCGCCTCTGCGTCCGGCGCATACGCCGCCTCCGCCGCCCACGCCTCCCGAGCCGCCACATACGCCGCAGACTCTGCCGCCGCCGCCAGCCCGCGTGCCGCCGCCAACTCCTCGGCGCTCGCCTCGCCACGCGCATGACGCTCAGCGACATCGAGGGCCGCAACGCTCCGAGGATCGCCCATCAAATGCTGCACGCGCCGCGCGCACCAAACAGCATAGAGCCTGATCTCGCGGTCGCAGTTTTCGACGGCGCGCAGACACCACAGCGCGTCATTCACGCCGTTGTGGTCGAGGATCTGATCAATCCAGATGACCTCGTCGTCCGCTGCGGTCTTGCCCAGGCCGCGCAGCAGTTTTTCCCAGCCGTCGCGGCAGGGGCTGTGCGCGCGGATCTTGTTGAGGGTCGTCTTCATCGCCCATCCTCCGCTTCCACGACCGCCAGCCCCGCGCGCCGCACGGTCTCGAGGCTGTCCTTCCAGCGCTCGATGGCGTGGCGACGGAAATGCGGGGTCACCCGCGCCCAGAACTCCTCGCCCACATCCGCCCGGGCGAGGCGGGCGGCGAGGGTGGTGGTGTCGGTGGCGCTCATCGGAACCCTCCCACCAGGACCACCGTCGCCACCACGCCCGCGAGCAGCATGGCGATGGCAATCCAGTATCGCCGCGCGCCGCTGCGTGGCCTGGTCTCCTCCAGCCAGCCGAAGGCAAGGCCGGAACGGGCGATGTCGTCATCATGCTTCATCGTGCTTCCCCCTTCTGTTGCACCGCGCGCCGCGCGGCCTGTTGACGCTCTGACTGGCACTCTTGCCAGATGAGCCTGATGTGAGCCGGCAACATCTGCCGGATGGTCGCCGCGTGCTGAAGACACTCTGCCCTGGTCTGAGCGGGGATCTCGACGCCACCGCAGTGGCGGTCGATCCCGTGCTGGCCGGTGCAGATGACGCCTAGCATCACCCACGGGGTCAGGTCAGCCACAGCAGACCCACCCACATCGCCGTCCAGATGCCCGCCGTGGCGGCGGCTAACTCAATCGCTCTGAACATCGCGCACCTCCTCGATGCGGGCCAGCTGCGCCGTGGTCTCCTCGGTGATGATCTCGGAAACATCGCTCATGATCCGACGCATGAGCACCTCGGCATCGATCAGCGGCGCTCCCGGCGTCTCGTCGGCCAGCCGCACGATCCGGCGGCAGAGCCGCAGCACGGCGACGCCGCACTCGGTGATCGCCTCGGCCTCGGCCACGCGAATGTCGAACTCCTCAACGGACATTGATCGCCTCCCGCGCCCGGGCGAGGTCGGCGCGGCGTTGCGCCACCTGGGCGTTGATGAGCGCCGCCAGGCGCTCGGCATCGGCCAAGTCGAGATGAATGGCGACCTTTGTTTCGATGCATTGGATGACCATCGACGTCTCGCGATATTTTCGCGAGCCGTCCGCCACCGCCTCCTCGGCGGGCCAGATCCAACGAGCGGTGAGCGTCTCGCCCAAGTTCAAATGTATCCCGGTGCCGGGCATGTGATGGTCCTCCTGTTGATCTCGGCGCGCCACCCTGGCGCTCCCTGCTGCCGCCCGAGATCGAGCGGCAACCGGGAGGGTCAGGCGTGCATCGAGATCTCGCAGCCATTCGGGTTGTGCCAGCCCTCGCTGGCGGCGGCTTGGGCGGCGTCGCGCGCCTTGATCCAGATCGCGGCCAACCCGGTCATGCCGACCTCGCAATCCAGCTGATCGAACTGCCGGTGATATTCCGCCTCCGCCTGGCGCGGCGTGCAGCCGGCGGCGGCGAACACGGTCAGAGCGGCGTCCTCGGCGCGATAGCGGTCGTCGGTGGTGTCGATGGCGCTGCCGTGGATCTGGATCGAGATCATCTGCTGGTCCTCCTCTGTCTGATCGATCAGGCCGCGACGAAGCGCGACGTGATCTCCCACTCGCCGTGCGGCGGGAGCACATTGTTCGCCGGGTCGTACTCCTGCTCGGCGTCGGTGATCACCGCGCGCTCGATCAGCGTCGAGCGGTCGCTCGCGTCGTAGGTGCGGCACCAAAGCACGCCGGCATCCCAGTCGCAGCGGTAGCTGACGCTGACGATCTGGCCCGCGTCCTGCGGCATCTGTTCCCACTCGGTCATCTGCTGGTCCTCCGTTGTGGCCTGGTCGGCCGGTTGCGATGGAGCCAATATAAACCTACCGTTTCATCGCGCAACACAATCTGCCATGCAAGCCACGCATGGCGCTATGCGTTTGGCGCTTGACTGGCTAAACGGCAGGTGTATCCTCGCCGCATGACAGTCGCTCAACTGATCTTCGCTCTCGGCGGCAACACCGCGCTCGCGCGCGTCCTCGGCATCTCGCCACAAGCGGTGTCGAACTGGTCCCGGCGCGGCGCGATCCCCGCACGTCGCCACTACCAGGTCGCGCGCCTCGCACGGGCGCTCGGCCTCCACATCGATCCCGAGGCGCTGCGATGAGCCTGTCCCGTGATATTGCCGACGCCGTTCGCCGCGCCGGTCAGATGACCGTGTCGGAGATCCTCGCGGCGTTTGGGCACGAGGACGAGCAGCGGCTCGCCTACGCGGTGAGCAACGCCGCCTGCAATGGTTGGATCATCGGTCCGAAATCGCGCGCACTGCTCCCGCATGTCGCCTATCTCGCCGCCCCCCGCTCCAAGCGCTTCGCTTCGCAGCTCGGACCGGGCAGATGAGGTGGCGATCAACTACGAGAAGCAGGACGAGCGCTGGCGCTCTCAAGCGGGCGAGATCGAGTACGAGGACCATCCGCGCAGTCTCGCGGCTCCTCGCATCCTTTGGCGAGCAGCGCCGCCCCCGGCTCGGTCTTCGTGCGGATCGAGTGCGGCGCTGATGGCGGCGGCGTCGCCGGGCATCTATAACGAATCCCCAGCGAAATCCTCCAAGCCCGTCGACGACGCCGAGATCAGACGCCGCACGATGAACGGACAGAGTCAGGCGAAGATCTCCGCCGCTCTCGGCATCAGCCGCTCGGCAGTCTGCTCGTCTCGGCGCAGGACGAGGCGAGAGCGCGGCACGACGTTTGCGGTCAATCGTGGCGGTGGAAAGAGCAATTATGAATGACGACGAGCGCGACGAACCGGGGCGGAAGTGGTTTGCAACCGCGCGCTGGGAGTTGCAATCGTTGCAATCCAGTCTGAATCTCGACGTTGATGCCGTCGCCGTTTCTTCATTCAATCGCAGTGCTTTAGGCTGGGGCGGCTACCATGTCCAACCAATGAGGCTAGCAGAATGAAAGCAATCAGCATCTTGCGCGAAGCCGAGGAGATCATCTCGGCGGATCGCGAGCGCACACATGGAAAAGCCGAGGACAACCTCGCCAATATCGCGACGCTCTGGGATGCGTGGTGCCGCGTATCGCGCGACGCGCAGATGACGCCGCACGACGTCGCGATCATGATGGCGCTCCTCAAGCTCGCTCGCACGCAGACCGGCACATACAATCGCGACGACTACGTCGATGCGGCGGGCTACATCGCGCTTGCGCATCGCCTCGCGGCGGCGGGCAACGAGGAATGATGCGGTCGGTGCGACTGATCCTGCACGGCGAGCCGGCATCGAAGGCGAACAGCCGCCGTCTCGTCACGATCCGAGGACAGGCGCGGCTGATCAAAAGCCAGAAGGCGCTCGATTACGTCGCCGTCGTGAAGGCGACGCATCCGCCGCTGGTGCCGCTGCTGGAGGGCGACCTTCGCATGACGGCGGATGTCTACTACGCATCGCGGCGTCCTG